GTTTCCTTTCCAGGCATGGTACCGACGCACTTCGCCCCACCATCATGGCCAGTGATGGTGTGTGCTCGGGGGATTCCATGATGAACTTGACTTTACCCAAGCCGTGTCAATAGACTTGGGTTGCTTTCCAGTGGGTGTCTCCCGGACTCACGCTCGAATCGATGTAGCAAAGCTCACATCATCATACAATCCCGCGTGCCTCCATAGCCCCCCCAGGCTACCGAGAGAAATATCGTCAACCACTACTCGCTAGGCATCATCATGGCTGCTCTGCCGCCACACTGTCAGGTACATAGGTAGCAGTTGTGAGCTGCATTTGTGCGGTACCACCCTCAAACCCGGTCTTGGGCAATCCCGGGATTTGGTCAGTTCGGTCCAATAAACTCTACAGACGCACTAAAACGTAGGAAACCAATGATGGTGGATGCTGGAACACTGTTGCCAGTGGTATACAGCTGTAGCACTCCAAATGAATACTCATCCTCGCCAAAGCCCGCCTGTGAAGTTGTGTACCTAGGATCCTTCTTCTTATCCATAGCTGGACGATATGTTAGTGAAACGTTGGTCTTGATGTCAAACATCTTGGCCACACTGTGCCGTACAATGGATGAAAATCCAGTCGGGTTGCCAGCTAGGGGAGATGGATCAAACCCCATTGCTAGCATACCCTTGTCAGTGGATCCCACTGCAGGCACATATTCCACTGTGAACGACTTAATGGTAAACTGGCGGTACAATGCTGCCATAGTGTTCAGCCGAGGCATGGACACTGAAATAGCTGCACCACCAGATGTGGTAGTGTTACAGGCCAAAGGCCAGAAGAAACCAACTTGCCCAGCCACTGCCGTAGTGCTGAGATTCACAACATCATTAAATGTCATGTTCAGCCTCTGGTTATCAGCGACTGTTATTGTCCTCCCGATCCCATATAACCCGACACTCCGTCCACTTGATGTCGTGTTCGGCGCAGTACTGTTTGAGTCTTTCAACATCTTTCTTGATTTGCCCAAACGCCTCCTGCCGCCTCTTGTGGTTGATGAGTTTGAGTTTGTCCAGCTCTGATTGGAGGAACCTTGTTGTGAGTAGTAATTCTTTAATTGTTTTGTCACCTGAGGGATGAGAACCCGTAGCACATTCGCTGCCACCGCGGGTGCTACTGCGGGGACTATGCTTCGGAGATTTTCTTCCCTGCGTACCATTGCCATCTTGCATGCACCTGGGTTGACAAGACCAATCAAAGTGAGGGAAATTGTAAGGTAGTGCTATTGATAGACTTGGTAGCACTGCGGGAGTGCTAAAAGGGTGAAACTCGGGGAAGTTTCAATTGCGGGACCAGGTGATGCATATCTCAGCACCATCTCGTCATAATGGCGCTCCCACAACACCTGAAGATCTGGTTGCACCCCAAAGGCCAGGTAAAATGAAAACCGAGTACGGTCAGCCACTGGGCTGCTAGTTCGATTCATACCTCTGGCCATAAATGCCATACCAGTTTCAAATATTGGGTCACGAGATATGGATTCTGTGGATACCCCACATGAGGCTCGAATTAGCACGTTGTAGAAGCTGTCGAGTATGGGCAACCCTCCTGTGAGGCTAAGCCCACACTTCCCAACCTCCCCGCACCACTTCTTAAAGACTTTCTCAGTGTCCAATGGTTTCAGGCACACAGAATCTTTCGCAAGTGAGTGCGGTAATTTCCGTACCATTATGTAGCCATCAGGGGTCCATATGGGGTTGCACTGGCAAAACTCAATATGTTCAATGGTATAGACTGGGTCCTCAACCTTCATGGTGAACCCGAGAAGCTTGAAATAATCCTCCAGCCCATTTGAAAACCGCTCTAGGTCAGCACTCTCCATGAATACGACACAATCATCACCGTCATTTATCAGTTTGGCAGTGACAGCTTTGCTCTCACAATAGCAGTATACCATCGCTGACATTAAAAGGCAATTACCCATGGCCGTATTCATGTCGCCGCTCATTCGGCACCCTCTGGTCTGGTACGCGACACGGCCGTCCTTAGCACGGCCTACACACTTGTTGCGCACTTGCCAAGAAAGAAGTTCCTTTAACTCCGGAGATTTAAAACTCTCGTTGTATAAGGAGTGCTCCCACCTAAGGGCACTTTCAGATACATGTTGATCAAACCTAGACGCGTCGAGACCGACGGCCACAGGCTTGAGAAATGATAGCCAATGTGATTCCACTAACTGGCCCCTTTGAGATGAGTTTAACCCCTTAGCGATAGTTTTCGACTTCCAAACCTTATCAACTGCACGATAGAACTTTTTCTCGTTAGGTTTCAAATATTTGCCCACCTCAACGTTATACCTCGGGTCACGCGGTTGAATGATCCGGGGCGCGGGATCAGGCTTCAAAGAGAAAGGGATCTTCTCAGCCTTCACAAAAGCCGTTATCCATGCATCACGGTACTCGACCGCCCACAAGCTCAGGCTAAGGACAGCTGCCTCATATCTAGCCCTCTTTCGACCCGAATACAACGTCGGGAACTGGTCCCTTCGGATAGGGGTGGTTTCAGGTAGGTACTTAAGCAGCTTGCGCCGAAAAGGGCGCAGCATGGAATTAAAGACTCTTGCAGGGGGTTGGTAAGTTCGGGTGTATTGATCCCCATCACGCAAATACAACACCCGTTCCGCTATCCCCCTCCGCAAATTGTTAAGGGAATTGTTGTGCACATTGTAATGTACAGCCGTGCCAATGCCTGAAATCCTATAAATCTGGCGTGGCCGGTTGAGAGTTCGGCCTGTTTCAGATGAGACCATCCCTGGGAGTGAAGGCACTTGGTGGGATGTCTCCACTCCCCTCATCGTAACTAGGCACCCTCAAAAGTCCCCTTTGTAAGGCCCAGGCTTGGGCCTGAACCTTGTCAAATCTAGGTCAAAGCCGGTATAATGTTTGATGTGCTCCACTGCTGAACCTGGAATCTTGTCCCAACCGGTGACCATTCTCTTGCGCATTGATGTCGTCCTTGACGCCCTAATCTGTGCAGCAACAACGTCACTCTCGGTGGGAATAAACACCAGTTCAAGCGCTTGTGGTAATATTTGGGTAATGTGACTGGGCCTGACTCCTTCAGAAACCAGCCACCTGCTAAGCGAGTCCTCCACCATAAGCCGGTTGGCTGGGGTGTCGGCTGGCCGCCTATGCTTGACATACATAGCATTCCGAGCGCGCACAATCATACGCAGTTTAGTCCTGCGCCGCTTGTGTCGCTTGGCAACAACCTCGTACTCTGTAGAGGTCTCATCAAACATAGTCCCAAATATATCGTTAAACGACTCATCATCTTCCATATCCGGCTCGGTGGTATCAACTAGCTCGGTCAAATCAGCCACATACTCTTCAGTTTTGAGGTTGATAAACCAGCTTCCGTCAATATAGTCTAACCACCGTACCCATCCCCTGTAAGCCAAATAGGCATTACCATAAATCCACAGCACAATCCAAGCCAACTCATACAACCACCCAACACACAAGACCAATGTTAAGAAAACAATGTATGGTAAATCTACAATGATATCCACTGTGAGGTTGGTCATTTGGAGGTTGTACTTGTGCTTAACCACTAGCACCCACACAAAGATGGTAAGCAAATCGAGTTGCCACGCAAAGATAGCAAAACAAAGCAGCAGTAGCTGGGAAGTAAAAACCATGGCTGTAGCTGGTTCTTGGGGGGGATGATTTGTTGTCGGAGTGCTCTCTCCGCCACTTTTGAAGTGTGGTAACTTCCTACATGGGATGTCAAATACCGCGGTCCCATAACCCCGGTAATCAGCTACACCGTCAGTGAATTGGACCTCGACCTCACATATTCGGCTTTGCTATAACTATGACATTGTCCCACACCATTTCCCACAAATGGTAGACCGTACCTCAGCCAGCCCTGCGGATTACTCCGCAGGGCTGACTGTAGGCTCGTCCGTGCCGGGCAGCCTGAATGCCAGGCGAGTGTTAGGTCCTCCAATTTCTAGGAAGTACCTATTGCCAAACCATGGTCCGCCATACCTATTGATGACAACGGTAGGTGCATTTGGATATACGGCCCTGACACGCACACTAACGTGTCCATGTAGAGTCCGATGGGCGGCAACTAGTGAGATAAGCCTACCCCAAGCTTCTTCAAAGTCATCACTATCTGCCTCACACCAGGCGCGAACCCAAATGGGCTGTGTCACTAGCATAACACAATACACGCCATTTTCATCCATATCATCTTCCGCGCCACAGTACAGCGATATGACTCTGTTATGCACTGACCTCTGCACTATGTGCGTCGGGCAGTGCCCACCAAACGAAGAGTCCCACATGCCCGTGCTAGTTTGAAAGGGG